CTTTCTGGTACAGAAGATACTGGAAATGGAACTGGAGGCAAAGCAAGCGTGGTTCTTGCCGGTGGTATTATCACCGCAATTAACTCTGTTACTGCTGCAGGCTCTGGATACTCTGTTGGAGACATCCTTACCTTGGAAGTCGATACAGGAGTACACTCTTCTGGAGATCTCGGAACACAGGCACTCGCCGAAGTCACTGCTGTCTCTTAATAAAAAACTAAATAATTACTTTAGCCCTCAGAAGGAGTTCTCTTCTGGGGGTTTAAAGTATCTATAGCATATAATGCCTTAAATTGAGTAACTTATATAGATGCCATGCAAGAGTGGCATATAGACCCATCGCAGCAGATTACGCGATTGTCTTTGAAGAAAGGCAAGTGGCTTCTATTGAAGCAAACTTAAATATAAATTTAAGTGCTCAAGTTATGAACAACAGAAATATTGTTCCTGGAGTATTTAAGGCAAAAGAAAATACTTGCAAGGTAACAATCACAGACCCGTACTTAGACGGGATCGCTTGGGTCGCTCTTGGAGAGATTGACCGCTATTTCTTGAGCACTGCGATGAAAAGAGCAGAGAACGGAGATTTGCTTCCCAAATGTGAGGAAAGCCAAAGCCCAGAAACTCATAAGTGTAACAAATACGCCGCAGTAGATACTAGTATAGAAGGCAAAGCAGATGGCGATAGCGCAGAGCACCCCTTTATAATTATAACGTTGTTCTATAAGTTAGGTGGAGGAAAAAACCAAGTAACAGAACAAACTTTTTACTACAGAATAAATGGCACCAATATAACTCAGGGTACATCAGGAGAACCAACTGTCTCTATTACGGGTGCTGGCGCGTACCACATGTCTTTCCAGCAAAATCTTCAGCCCACGTTCTTTTCTAAAAACAAAAACCTTGTTGATGAGCTAAATGAAAAAACAGATATAAAAGAGCGCGGGTTTAAGATAGAAGACATTTGTTCTACAGGAGCCGATCAAGTAAAGGTGGATAGGAATTACAGGATTAATAGCTTAACCACGCAGGAGATCTTAGAGAAATGGGTAAAAAGCGTAGAAGGTAGTCAGATATTATCGTTGCCTACAAAAGAATTTGCAAACAAAATACAGTTTTGTTCCAAGCCAGATACCGGTTGTTATTTGCAAAGAGTTTTTTATCTCGGCAAGGGTCTCTACGAAAAGTACACAATAAACTCTAAAACAAATTTTGGCGATTATTTAAAAAACCTCAAACCTGCTTCTCTGTCTTCACATCTGCCTGAAGGAGCAGTTGGTATAGAAATTAAAGACGTACTAAAGTTTAAAACAGATAGAAAAGATCCTGTAGCAACTAGTGAGAAGCTACGCCAAGTTAACTTTAGTGCATGGGCTTCTTTACCAAAACAATTTGAAAACCTTTCTGATTACTCTGACGGTAACTCTTCTGCAAATAATGGATGGGTAGTAGAAAGTGTCAGACCAAGTATAGGGAGTGGTAACTCTTATAAGAGTGGAGAGTTCGTGATAAAGAAAGTAACATCTACAGCTTTATTTGGAGATTTAACATCTCCAATCGCGTTTCTAGGAGGCAAGGTCACTGAAGTAGGAAAAGTCAGAGCTGTTGTTGAGGCCCCGTACCACGTGCACTATTGCGTTTCTGGAGTGGAGAAATGTGGGCAATCTTCTTTGTTCCAAGAGTACAAAGATTTAAAGTCTGTAAGCGTAGAGAAAGACAAGAACCTTGCGGTAGGTGAGTCTGTAGGTGAGGCTGAAACCGACCCACAAAAACATACAAAGTTTAGGTACTTTATAAAAATTGGTAGAGATAGCAATATTAAAGAGGTTACGATAGATCCTACAAAACTCCAGAGCTTAATTAGCACGTCTGTTGGATACACGGACCAAGATCTAAAAGACAAAGCCCCAACAGACAGCTCAGAGAAAGATATAGGAAATTTAATTGGAGAAGTTGGGAGCACCGGCAGTAGCACTGGTCCGCACCTCCACGTAGAATTTAATAATAAGAGGCCTATCACAGAAGCGCAAGCCCGAAAATATTTAGATATACGTGGCAGTCTCTCTGTGCTAAGCGGAAATACTTACAGATCTTCTACAAGACCTAATCATAACGGAGTTGATTTATCTGGAGCTGAAGGAATCCAGGTCTTTGTTAGAAACGGAGCCAAAATTGTAGATGCGTTTACAGGTTGCGCAGAAGGAAATAAAAGCTGCGGCGGGGGTTTTGGCAATAACGTCGTGATTAGTACGCCAGAGGGCGACATGGTAGTTGCCCACTTAAAACAAGGCTCTGTACCTACATCTGTTCCATCTGCCGGAAGTGGTGGTAGTAGAGTTAAGTCTAAGACCGGAGAGGGATCTACATCGGGCCCTGCTTCTGGTGGCATCACAAAAGAAGGCATAACATTAAAGACAAGTTTTAAAGGAATCCCCAAAGCTCTAAGTCTGATCCCAGGCCGCACGGTACTTTCTTTTATCACAGACTACGATACTTGGGTGAAAAATAACAAGTCTAACTCTATCGACCCAGGTGTATGGATACCGGAAAAATATCGGAATTGGCCAATTGTAAAAACAACTTTTAAATGGGAAAACGGGGATCTGAGAGTCGATATAGAGTGCCGCAGACCGTACGTAAGCAGAGACATTTATCTAATTGACTCAAGAATCCCTAAGTTTGCAGCACTTGCCCAGGAAAAAGGATATAAGGATTATTATGATTATATCAGATCGTCGGGAGATCTGTGTTTTGGAGACTCATGTACTAAATGCGGTAATCTCGCGCTATCTTCGGTATTAGGCGGGACACCTGGAACAGGTAACGGGTCTAGCACTACAGGCGCCAACGATATAACTACAGCTTATCCACCAGGTAAGTTCACTTACACCTGTGGCAAGTACAATAAAGGCAACATCCAGGCAATTGCAAACGCCGCCAACTCTATGGGGATAACGAACAAATTTGCTATCGCAGGGATCATAGGTAACGCTCTTCAGGAAACTACAGGGGTAGACCCCACGGCCGTAGGAGACGGCGGAGCAGCCCTTGGCGTTTTTCAATGGAACGGCCCTAGAAAGAAAGCGTTAGAGGCCCATGCTGCTAAAGTAGGAGGTAGCGCCAATAGTATCAATACACAGATGTCTTGGTTTGCAAGAGAAGTTAAAGAGAGCTATTCTGGGATGATAGAAGCTCTTAATAACTCTACGTCTGTAAACAACGCTACATTAATTTTTGAAGACACGTATGAAAAAGCCGGGACTCCAAACATGTCACAGCGGTACACTTACGCTCAAGAGATCTTTAACTGCTTAAGCGCATGATACCTGTAGGACTACTTGCTAGGGCGATAATGGGCATTACTTTAGATGCCGCAAAAGATAGCATACTTCAAAATTTTAAAGAAGAGGCTTTAGCACAGCAGAAGAGAGAAGCATTTAAAGCACAATTGCCTGCCTTTAAAGCCTTGATTGCAGAACAAGTAGCCAACGCCTACGCGAAAGAAATAAAAGATAGGTCGGAGGGGTACGTAAAAGCTGTAGAGAGTATGTCTCTCGAAATGACTGTTGCAGAGGACGACACGAAAGACTTCTCTATCTTGGCGGAGAACGCCCTTAAAAAATTAGAAGTATTTATAGAAAATCAAGGCCAAGAAGGGCCTATTATCTCTTATCTAAAAACAAGATACAAAGAAGAAAACATCAAGATAATAACTGGAAGGTTGTATGGAGCGCACTACATTAAGAAACAATCGGAAGGGGTGTATTCGATATACAATAGAAAAACATACGCTCCTCTTGTAGATAAGAATAAGCCTTGGCTAAGTAGCGACACAACTTCGCAAAGGATTGGCGAGATAATAGCAGAAAAAGCTTCTGAGTTTTTTGCTGAAGAGTTTGATATAGACCTAGGTGACGATCCGGTATATAGAGACTAGCCGTAGTACTTCGACCCTTTCTTTAAGTTCTCTGTGGCGTCAAGGACCTGAAGCGAAGCATTCATCATGTGGTAGTCAAAGAAAGACTCTGCTAAGTCAGTGTCTTTAAAATAACATTTTGTTCCTCTACAGTATACCTCCACGTTTTCTAAGTCTATCTTGTAGTCTCTGCAAAACTCCTCTACTAGGTTCTTAAATGCGTACCTATGGTCAATATGAAACTCTCCGGCATTAATTGCTTGCCCTGAGACAGCGCACTTAATCTTGTGCCCTAACGGACCCTGCAGTTGGCGCAAGACGCTTTTTCTATAAGAGATTATTTGTGGTTCTATGATTTGTCTTAGCGCTACTAGAGCCTCTTTTCTATTCTTTTTATACTCAGGTATCTCTTTCTTTCTAGGAAACAGTTCCTCTACGATCTTCCCCTTACCGAGCCATACTTCCCTTTTAGAGCGGGGGGTGATCATAACTACCCCTTTTACAGCACGGCCTTGAAACTTCTTGTTTCTTATTTTATACTTAAGCCCTTCTCTAGAATGAAGAGTCTTCCACTTTTCTATCTTGCTTATAACCTCGTGAACAAAGTCATAATCTGGAGGCCTCACGAAGTAATTGCATTGGGTCCCTTGGACGATCTCTGACCACCTTTTCTCGAAGCCTGTTTTTGTATAGTCTTGTCCCAGGACTCGAACGACTTGTCTGCCCATAGTATGTAGTTAATTAACTTAGTCGAGTACGACTTAATATCATCAATGTTTTTAAGGTGGGGATTTTTCCTAAGTAAGGTGGATATAGATCTTTTCTTAACAAGATAATCAATTAAAAAAGTCTCGTCGTCTGTCTCTAAGTCCGTAACCCTAAATAAAAGCTCTTTGTGATTTGTAAGTAGATCCGAAAAATTTATCTCTGAAGACTCAGAGAAGTCTACAACACAGTTTTGCTCTGTAACAGGATTGAAACTCATTGTAAAAGCAGTGCGCACAGTATCTACTTTTTTAACGGGTATCTGCAAGTCGTTTGCAATTTCCTGATTTGTTATATTAGGATTTTTAATAAGATACTTTCTAATTTTTAAGTACAAATCTGAGTATGACCTAGGCATCTTAACAAGCCTAGAGCTGTCTCTAAGGTAATTTAACATATGAAACTGAAGGCATCTATTAACCCAGGTACTAAAGTTTGCCCCCTTGCTCTGATCCCAGGTATCGTAGATACGCACGATATACTCGAGTGCTGCGTCTCTTAACTCATCAAATGGCAACCCAGTAAAGTTTGAGATCTTTCTAGCGACCTGATCTGCTTTCCACATCTGAGAGATAATGTGCTCATCGCGCTTATCCCTGGCCCTCTTAGACTTAGTGCGTTCTATCATTTGTTAACGCAGCCTAGGATAAAGTCTTTTAGTTGGCCTTCGGCCATCATACCTTCGGTATTGAGCCCTAAAAGATCTCCTTCAGCGTTAAATGCGGCGAAGTTAGGGGTGCCATCACACTCTATCTTGTCGCAAAATGCCCAGTCATCCTCTGCAACGTCCCACTCGCCAAACCCGACCCTAAGGTGGGGGAATTCTTCTGTGATATCATTAGCAACTTTTGCCCAGATGGGCCTCATTGCTTCGCAAGCTGAGCAACTCGGTTGCTTAAAGAAAACAACTCTATAGTTAAATTTAATTTTTTCTGACATAATAAGTTTTTAAATAAAATAAAAACGCGTGCGCTCGTTAGTTTTCTTATAAAAACCTACGACTTTTGTAATTATACCACGTACTAAAGATAACGCACACCGCCTGCGTTACGAACATTTCTTCTATCGTTTAATAAAGAGCCTAACGAACTAGATTTTCTAGAAGAAGAGTCATAATGTAGCTTTGGAAGAGACGTTCTAATACCTCCAGAAGAGGTGTTCTTACCACCCATAAGCTCGTCTCTATACACTGTTATCCCGTACACAAAAGCATCTACAAAGTCGTCGTTTTTAATAAAAGGAAAGGAAGTCAGCTCGTTAAGCCGATCTTGAATATTTGGTATGTTTTCATATAGGCTAACACACCCGTCTTCAACCAAGGGCGCTACTGAGTTTGCTCTTAGTACTTTATCTTTAGACGGTATGATTTCTTTGATTTGGATAGACAAAGATGTTCTAAGTGACTGTATTAGTGGGACCCCACTCGCCCTTCCTTCGATGTATAGGCATCTAATTTTCCATTGCTTAACAACTTTAGGTATTAGCTTTTGAAGGTCTGGGAATTCCATTCGCTCCATCACAACGTGCAAGAGGTGCAAGCTTTTGTCTTTTGCCAGGCCCCAAACGCAAATAGCCGTAAAATCATTCATGCTTTCTGCTTTATATGCCGTGTCTATAGTAGCATAAACGTAAGAGTACCTGCTGTTTTTTTCATGAGTTTCTAACCAGTGCTCTTTAAATATTGCCCCCGCGTCTCCTGCAGGCTGCCCTTGGTACAAAGAGTTAAAATCTCTTTCACCAATGGACTTTTTAATCGCGTTTAAGTTTTCTAAGGGAAAAAACTCTGGCCAATGAGACTCACCTAGCTTCCTACCTAACGAGTCGTTCGCCTCATCAACGCATATCGCCGGAACGTTAAGCTCTCTCCAGTTATCCCTGTCAGCGTTTAACAACCTGCCAATCACGTCATCGCAATGAAACCTTGTTCCCATGGAAATGATCGCGTGGTTAGGCAGACCTCGAGTCAAGAACTGAGCCTGAACCCAGCTAAATGTGCTTTCCATGACCGTTAATGAGTTACCATCTGCCAGAAGGTCATCAAGGATGCCTATGCCTGGGAGATCCTCATCTGCAATGACGCCATAACCAAATCCAGTAACACTAGATCCAGCCGATGCGATCTTAATCAGCCCGCCGTTCTCGGTCCTAAGAGCGGTGAGGTTGCATTTTTCTTTGTTAACTTCGCATTCTGGGAATATCCAGGCAAACTTTTCTGATGTAATGTAATCCATCACCGCCCTAGAGTTTTCTGTAGATAGACCAAGAGCGTATGAGCTCATGATGAACTGAGCCGTAGGACTCCGCCCCATCTGCCAAGCAGGGAAGATCCGGCTAATAAGCATAGACTTACCCGTCCTTGGCGGCAAAGATATAGCACTACGTTTGTAGTCCTTGTTTCCATCGCCAATGTTTTGGAGATAAGAGCATATAAGCCCATGAACTGGATAAGATTTAAATTGCAAGTCTGTAATTACTTTTGCAAAAGCAACAAAGTCAGTTCTACATTTTAACCTTAGTAGCTCCTCTTTGTCAGAAGAGGAGAGGCTACTCCCCTTCTTTTGCATATCAGCTACAATCTCCTTTTCCTTCTGCAGCTCTTTTTTGTTCATTTTGTACTTGATTTAGTAAAGTGTCAAAGTCTCCAGAGTCTAATTGGTTAGGAGTTAAGAGATTAACATTTAAGCCAAAATTAGAGCCTTGTTTACCGCCGTTGATAGATTTGCTGTAGTCCTTGAAGTTATAATTTAGAGAATCCTCTGTCGGTTGGCTAAACGCCATCTTAGCAGATAGAGAGTCATTTAAGACTTTAGACTCTATATTTGTAGTTTTTAAGTTCGTGAAAGGTGCCGCAAAAGTGGGGTCAAGAGATCCTAGTACACTAATTGCCTCGATAATGTTTTTAATTAAATTAATTAATGACCTAGCTTTTGATTTAGCAAAATAGGCGGGTATTTCTCCTATGTTTGCTATAGAAGCAATTATTGCTGGTGTAGGAGCAACAGTAGCGTCCCTCCCTTCTTTCGCAGAGTTAAGCTCGCAAACCATACGATATAAATCAGCAATTGCCGCGGATTGTTCTAGGTCATCTGCAGACATCTTACCCAGCAACCCGCCGGTTTTATCAGCGATCAAGTTGTTCATGAAGTCACTAGTGCCTAGAAGGTTGAGTCTTTGAATTAGCTCCATGATACTAGTGTTATTATCCGCCATCTTAAATGTTTTTTCGATAGCCTCGAGTGTATATACCATCTCTATGTTTAGGTCTGCCTGCTCTGCCCCACCTTTAACGGCGTTTTCAAACATAGTGCTCATATCACCAACTCTAGGTATAGACTTAATAAGGTTAGTTAAGTCTAGTATATTAGAGGGTATAAGACTAGCGCCGATACCCGTAAAATCTACCCCAAGGCCTTCTGCAAGACATCCTTTGTTGTTATTTAGTATATCACTCCCGTACACATTAGAGTTATCTAAGGTTAGGTTTCCCGCGGGATCTAGTAGTCTTTGCCCGTCGCTATCAACTGCATGCTTAGTCTTCCTGCATTTAGGATCACAAGGACATTGTGGCCCACCTCCGCCTCCAAATAATCCGCCTAAAGCGCCAAAAGCTCCACCGCCACCTAGTATAGAAGACAGAGGATTAGATCCTCCTAGTAGAGAAGTCACTGCAGATATACCTAATCCTGCACCTGGAAAAGCTAAGTTCAAAGGGCTAGATAATCCTGCAAGACCCATAAGCGAGGATGCTGAAGTTGGTAGTCCTGGAATTATGGAGTTAAGTGAACCAAAATTTGAAAAACTTTGGAATGCTTGAGCAACACCGCCTAGCCCCCCTCCTGATATCTGGCTAATTAATCCCGCTGGATTTAAAGAATCCAAGTTAAACCCGCCCGCGATATTTCCAACAACATCAGAAAGACCTCCAGCGGCCCCAGCTTCGAGTAAATTTGCTAAAGCTGACGGAGCGTTTCCTAGATCTAATCCACCAACAATCTCTTTAAAAACGTCTCCTGCAGGCCCAGATACAGCGTTTAGTCCGTATTGAACTGCAGCATCTAAAGCTCCTTGCCCTCCCCCCGTAAGAAGAGAAGTAAACTGCCCAGCGTCCGGGATGCTTAGTCCAGATATCCCTGCACCAAGAGCATCGGTTCCCATCGCAGAGAAGATCTGTGCTGGGTCTAGTGAGCCCTCTCTAAGTAGTTTTTCGGCTAGAGGCCCTAGTTTGGCGATAAGGTTCCCGGCATCTGATATGCTTCCAGAGCTCAGTACGCTTGTGAGATCTGAGATCCCTATACCCTGCCCAGATAACACCGCAGCACCCATATTCTGTGCTATATCTAAGACAGCATTATTTCCTCCTAACGCACCTTGTGGTATAAAAGATTTAAATCCGTCTACTCCCGATCCGCTCAACCCAGCCGCTAAGCCTCCGCCGACTTTCATCACTGTATTAAGTAAGTTAGAGTCAGAAAAAGGGCTACTTGCCGCACTAGCTGCTTGTATTACTAGGCCCGTATTCTCTGTTACATTGGCCAAAAACTCTGATTTTTTAATAGGAGCGGGCTTATCTGCGAATTTAATGACCTGCCTAGTGCCATACTTCACCCACTTCATCTCTTTATCCATACGAATACAGATCCCGAGCTCCGAATTATTTCCGTCGTCTATAAGCGCCTGCATTCCATGAATTTTTTCAGAGCACTTGGGTAGTATGCTCTTAAAGTAAGTTGGGACCACGCCTGTAGGAACCCATGCCCAGTCTTTATTCTCGTCTTTCTTGCAGACCATGGGCACTTGTCTGAAGTCTCGGTCTTCTGTAAACTGTATCAGCTCCCCTTCTAGCTCTTGAGAGCAGTCGGGTAGGGGCTTTTCTTTTGCTACAACGGAAGAATCATTAACCGTTTTAGGGTCATCTGACTTCTCTACAACCAGGCCTTTGGTCATGTTTTTCCATTCATAGACATTGGCTTTAGGATCGTTCTGTCTATTATTCCTTCTAACGCATATCTTTGCATCTTGAGATACGTTGTTGGAGAATAGATACATCCTCCCTTCGTTGTTCTTATCGCAAACGGCCCCAGGATCGCTTTTATTTGCGGCATCACTAGTGTCTATGATCGGCAAAGCCACGGGACTAGTTGATAGGGTTTTGTTTTCTGTAGATGTGTTGAATAGCCCCAAGACTATTGGGTTATCTGTGTTGCCGGATATAGAGGCCACTATGACCTTAGATCCTATATACTGAGAAGAGACTTTCCCAGATCCGCTATTTAATAGAGGAACCCAATCAGATTCAGAGTCGGCTCCTTCTCCATAAAGAACCTTGACCCTAGAAAGATCGTTGGGATCGTCTACGTTACTAATTGTGGCGGCATGAACAAAAAGCTCTATCTCCGCCCCTCCTAGTTTATTAGCAATATTTTTGATCCCTTGCTTACACGCGTTTAGGTCGTCAATAAATGCAGCCATATTCTGTTCTAGGCCTCCTAGTTGTGGTTAATAATATTGACCCCTACGTAGCCATCGTCAACTGCGTTGTCGTTCTCTTGGTTTTTCACATATAGGTCCACGCGCGCTGCCTGTCTCTGAATCCTAATGTAGCTCGCGACGTCGTTAGCATGGTTCATGCCTTGGGCGATAACATAGTAATCAGTATTACTTGAGTACGAGCTAGCAAATGTCAATCTGTACTTCCCAGAAGCCTCTTGACTCACCGTCACTCCAGGCGAACCTTTAATTGTTGGAGAGGAGCCTAATGTGATCTCAAGTTTTTTATCAGCTTGAGGAGGCAGGATCTGAGCGGTCGAGCCGGATATGGGTAGTTGAGAAGCCGGTGCTGTAAAATTTGCCGAATACCGATCGCTACTAGATATCCTAAGATCATCGTAAACCGCGTCGATGCTCAGCCCGCCGTAGTCGTTTAGTCCTCCTAAACGAAACTTGCTGGGGTTCAGGATATTGTTATCGGTTAGGTCAGTGCTGTTACTTTGGTTACCATCCCAGTAAAGCACTATGTCACCGCTAACTTTCTCTTTGACAAGAGCTACATGGTGCCATCCCTCAGTTGCATTGCTTCTGCTCAGCATAAGGGTGCCAGGCAGACTGTTGTGATTGGGGTCATTTGGGTTAAACCAATTAAATTTCAAACTATTACTAGAATTATTCCTCCAAACTGTTAGAGCCCAGTTATCCAAAGAGTCGGCGGCGCCATATCCCCCAAAAATAACCATAGGAGTGGTGGAAGTTGTAACTATGTTACTATTAAAGTAAATCCAGGCCTCCATCGTAAACGCGCCATTGAAATTATAGGGTCTACCTGGGCCATTATCACTTACGTCATATTCTAGATACGCCCCGTTAAGACTCAGAGAGCTACTACCTACTAGCGTAGGACTGCCAACAATCTGGACATTTACATTATTAGATTTAGTCGGAGTTACATTATATTTAACGTCATCGATATTAAGATCAAAAGTCGACCTAATCATCACATCATCCCAGTTAGTATCCGCAGGGATCTGAGTAGGGGCATTTATTAAGAAGAAGGGTCTCCAGTCGGTCCCGTCATAGAAGTAAGGAGCCTGGCCAATGACTTTTATTTCTCTATTATTACCCGAGCTAGGAGCGGTACTATTATTCGAGAGCCTTAGCGTGCTTCCTTTTAGATCTCCGGTGATGTTAATTGTTCCTGAGCCTTCAATTGTATGAGAATCTAGATCTAAATCTCCACCTAATGACGGATTAGTGTCTTCAGCAACGTTTTGTAAATATGAAGAAAAACTGGGAGGTGTATAAGTAAAGACCCCCGTAACGTTGTTGTAGGTAAGATTGTTAATTCCTGCAGATGCAACAGTAACAGACAAATTGCTCAAACCACCTGAATTAAAGTCATCACCGGCTTTCCATTTAGAGCTCGCGATATCGTACTTAAGTACTTGATTAGCCGTGGGAGCGACCGTAAGATCAACATCACCTACGTCATTTAGCTCGTTTATAGTCGTCCCTCCTCCGCCTCCTGAGGCAGTCCCTGGAATCCACGAAGTACCGCTCCATTTTAAAACGTTGTTAGTAACTGCACCCGTGGTATCTACGTCCGATAGAGAGTTTATAGATTGCGTGCTGATGCTTTGGAGGTAACCTTGTATTGCGTGATTACCCCAGCCATAAGCTGAGTTCCATTGGTCTATTTTTGTAGTTGTGATCTCGCTTGTAGGATGGGCCGAAAATACTGGGTCAGTCTCTGAAGTAATGTACCCTGCACTAGAGTGGTTACCCCAGCTAAAAGCGATGTCCCAGTTAGAAATATTTAGTCCAGAAGTAATATCTTGTTTAACTTCTGAAAACAGAACTTTTTTAGTTGTGCCTTCTGGAGAAGAGGCCGTATCGCTGACATCTACAGCTAACATAATATCGCTATCTGCAATACTTGTTAAGCTTGTAAAATCTGTTATTTTCTTTCCTGTCGTGGTCATGACGTTAATTATAAAGGATATTTGTAGAGTCTTGAGAAACTAAATGGTTGGCCCCATCCAAAGTGTATATTTGGTTTGTATTATCTATACTTTCATCTATTATTTCCGGGTTAAAAAACGCGTCTCCTTGCCTCCAAAGATCCGCAGCTAAAAACGCGTATTGTGCCCTAGAATTTATAGAGCCGCTTAGCCAGTATTTTGTAATAGATTCTACCAGATCCCAGGTCTTCCCGTTTCTATTATAGTAGAACGGAAGCCTTAAGAAGATGTTATTTACTTCTTCTTCAGTTGATATAGAAGTTACTCCGGCAACAAGTTGGTTTTCATACACGTTAATAGTCGCATCGTTTTCTGACCCGACCTGAGCTAAGGTATACTTTGTAGGTAGCAAGATTGGAGCAATGTTCTCTTTGCCCCTTAGCCCAGACTTTACTTGCAAAGTTCCTGTTACGTTATTGCCGTTTACGCTAGGAGACTTAATTTCTAGTTCGCTTGCAGAATGGGCTTTAATTTGAAATAAACTAAATAGAAATAACAATGTATGTATACTTCCTTTAGATTCCATTAGGCCGTTCCATTCAGCTTTCAGCGCCGTAAAAGAGCTAGCTTTGTTTCCGTTGTTCCTTATATAATAACCCTCGTTAACAACAGTTTTATCATAGCTATCGTACAAGACCTTAGGAACCTTTGACAAATCTATCTGAGATATATCCACCGAACCCGCTTCTGGCTCAGCGGACTCCCTCCAAACGTCATTAGTAAAAGGATATTGTTCAAGCGTCTCTCCTTTAATTGTTTTATAGATGCTCCCACCAATTTCTTGGTTTAAATCTACGTCAAACCACCCTAGAGC